GTCGGGCCCGATGGTCGCATGGGCTCTCGCCGCCGGTGCCGTCGGCCTCGCCCTCGTGGCGTTCGCCAAGGCTGTCCGCCGGGCATGAACGGAGGCCTGACCGCCCTGACGCTCCCGCTGTGGGGCGTCTGGGCGGTCGCCTTCGCAGCGATGTTCCTCGCCCTCCTACTCGAGGAGCGAGTCCACGAGTGGCGGAGACGCCGGAGGCACCGATGACCACGACCAAGCCCTACGGCTGCATGAGTTTCCTGTTCGACCTGCTGATGGTCATGCTCACGGGTGGGCTCTGGCTCATCTGGATATTCGTGCGGGAGATGCGCAAGCGATGACCCGCCGGGCGAGAGAGCTCCTGCTGCTCGCCCTCGTCGGCGCCCTCTACCTCTGGGTGGGGGGCGCTTTGGCGTGGGGCGCCCTGACGGCCCCGGAGGAGCCCCCTCGGACCCGCAGGTGGGCCGGGGTGGAGTACAGCCCCGAGGCCTGCTACGTGAACGACGCCGGGGCTCTCCTGTGCGTCTCGGGGCTCGCATGACCCTCCTGGCCGGAGCTCACCTCCACGTCGCCACGGACGCCTTCGGCACCCTCCGCCTGACGGCTACCCGCCGGGGCGTCTGGACCACTATCGCCATCCCCAACATGCCCTACCGGGCCGACGCCCAGGGCGTCCTCGACGTCACTCTGGCGATGCTCGACGCCCGCCTCGCCGAGGAGGAACAGGCAGGCTCCGGGGCGTAGACCACCGGGGCTAACCCGTGTTAGTCTGGGGCTATGACAACCACCCAGCCCAAGAGGCACCCGCTGGTCGGCTGCAAGATCACCGACAACGGCATCGTTGGCGGCCTGACCGGCCGCATCGTCCACGTCTTCCCCGACGCCATCTCCGTCAGCTGGAACGGCAGCGAGCAGGCGTCCCAGATCAGCCTCGCCCGCATCAAGGCCGGGCAGTTCAGCGTGGAGGTGGCAGCATGACCGACGAGATGCGCACCCCCGGCTTCGCCCGAGGCCCGATCAACTACGCCCTCCAGACCTGCCCCGAGGGGTACTGCCCCGAGTGCAGCGAGCCCGACGACGAGTGCGAGTGCGTCCGGCTCCCCAAGCCCCCGGCCCGCACCCCCGTCCAGGCTGAGGCCCTCCTCGCCCGCCAGATCAACACCGAACGCAAGGTCGCCGAGTCGATGGCGTACTGGGCCGCCCGCCGGTAGACGCCCCAGCAGAGCTCCCCCGGGTTCCGCCCCCGGGGGCGTAGGGGCCCCTCGACCATCCGCCCGGTCGGGGGGCCCCGCCTGTTTGGGCAGGCTCCCCCACGTAGACGCCCCCGGCTAACCCGTGTTAGTCTGGAGTCATCACCAACAGCCCACAGGAGGCCGTCATGCCCAACCCCCGTCTCGCTCTCGACCACGGAGACGTCGCCGTCTACCGCAACGAGCGTGGCACCGTCGTCATCGACGTGGATGCCCCGTTCCGGGCGCTCGCCCGTCTGCCCGAGCCCGCCACCACCGGCTGGCAGGGCGGCTACAACGCCGACGCCCAGCTCATGCTGCACCCGGCCCAGGCCGTCGCCCTGTTGAAGGCGCTCATGGAGAGCCAGGAGCTCCGCATCGCAGCCGGGTTCGGCGAGGCCGACGAGGTCGCCCACGTCGCCACCAACGGTCTCGCCCGATGACCGGCATCCCCTACGCCCGGGCCTCCGTGCTGCCTGTCCGCTACGGCCAGACCGACGGGTCAGAGCTCGTCATCAACGCCTACTTCGTGCACTGCCCGATCTGCGGCGAGCAGTTCATGGGCGACGACCCGTCCATCGCCGGGCCCAAGGACACCGACCTGACCGGCGAGGAGCGTCTCCGCCCCCGCACCCCCGAGGACCAGATCACCAAGTCAGCCGCCCGCAAGTACGGCCGCCACTGGGAGAAGGTCCACGCCGAACCCCAACCCCAACTGGAGCTCTCATGACCAGCCTCAAAGCACCCCCTCCCCCGTCCACCCCACAGCCCGCCCACACGGGCGCCTGCCAGGCCCTCGGAAGCTCCGAGGGCTGCCCCGGCTGCGCCTGGGAGGCCCACGAGGCCCAAGCCCTGGCGGAGTACCTGGACGCCAACTACGAGGACGCCTGAGATGGGCCGGTACGAGCGGATGGAGGCCGCCTCGATCACCTACCGTCCCCGGGCCCGTGTCTGGTGGATTCAGGTCACCGACCCGTCGGGCGAGGCTGTCCCCGACAGCGTCCTCGCCGCCGCCAGCAGCGCCGACCTCGCCAAGACCATCGGCCGGGAGATGGCCGAAGCCCTCGGCTGGGTCGAGCTCGGCCGGTGGCGGTCCAACGGCGCCGACTGGGAGCTCATGGGCGGCTGGTACGAGAAGGCCTACAACGAGGAGACGGAGACGTGGGAATGAGCAACGACTGGACGGAGAGCCAACTGGCCCGAGCGTGGGCGCCCAAAGACCCAGAGCTCCCGGGCCCGGCTCCCGAGGCCGGGCCCGCCAAGGGCCACCGCACCCGCAAGCCCACGGTGCGCCGCACCAAGGAGCACCCCTACGTCGATGGCTGGTGCGACCAGTGCGACTGGCGCTCCGCCTACATCACCCCGGCCGCCTGCGGCCTCGACTGCAAGGAGCACGCCGAGGCGAACCCGGGCCACACCGCCCGCTGGCGCAGGGTCGAGCACGTCTCCTACGAGGCGTCATGACCGACTACAGCCTGATCCCGACGGGGGGCGCCGGAGGCGTCCGTGACGCCGCCGTGGAGGTCGTCGCCGCCGCCCTCGTCATCGACTACGACGAGGTGCTGGGCGGCCTGATGTGCTACCAGGGCGACAGGTGCGCCACCGCTGACGAGCAGCAGGAGGTCAACCTCGTCATCGAGCAGGTCGAACGCCTCCGGGGAGCCGTCGCCGCCCTCGTGCTCGCCCGAGAGCCGGGCCCCGACCCGCTCTGCGACGTGCCCCACCTCGACCTCGGCCTTCGCTGCACCCTCCCCCCCGGCCACGACGGCCGCCACCAGGCCCGAGACATTGGCGTCCGGGGCCGCCTGGTCCACTGGACGGCCCCCGAGTTCGACCGCAAGAGCTCGTGATGCCCGCTTACCGGGTCGCCCTCGACCTCCGCTGCCAACAGGAGCGCTGCCCCCGCACCGCCACCCAGGAGGTCCGCAACACCGTCAACGCCTTCATCGGCCGCTACTGCATGGCCCACGCCGAGCAGATGGTGACCCGCCTCAACGACGGCTGCCGCCCCGAGCCGACCAGCCCGCCCGCCTGGGCCCAACGCCAGAGGGAGCTGTGATGGCGTCCTGGCCACCCGAGTACCCGCCTCTCGAGCATTGGCCGCAGCGTCTCCGCTTCTGCCCGTGCGGGCTCGCCATGTTCGTCGTGGCGCCCGCCGACGGGGGCCCTGACGAGTGGATCTACGCCTGCGACGACTGCGACCCGCACCTGTTCCCCCCACGCCCCGAGGAGACACCGTGACCGCCCGCAACGCCTTCCTGGCCGGAGCTCTGCTCGGCCTGACCCCCTGGCTCGTCCACCGCCTCGACCGCTACCTCCGGGAGCCGTGGAACGACTCCGGGCCCATCGAGGAGTGGTGGCGGACCCAGACTTGGAAGCAGCGCCGCTGGGTCACCGACCTCCCCGAGAAGGCCGGAGGCTGGATCGTGGCCCGCCCCCCAGCGCACCCCATCCTCGCCACCCGCCGCTTCCGGGTCGAGTACGAGTGCCACTGCATCCACGGGCCCGAGTTCGGCTGGGCCCCGTACAAGGTCGGCGAGTCATGGCACTGGACGTTGAAGGGCGCCGAGTTCAAGCGCCGCCACCGCCCGCCCAGGCGCACGTACATGCGGGCCGTCGGGCTCGGCTCCGGGCTGATGGTCACCAAGATCGACCGCCGCACAGCGTCGGGCTGGCTGCCCCAGGGAGAGCCCCGTGACTGACTGTTCGGCCCGCCTGCCCCGTGCAGCGTTGTTCGGGGGCCTCATCGACTGCACGTGCCGCCTCCCCTCGGCCACCCGGTCCTCTGCCCGGGGGCTCTCCTGCGTCTCCACCCCCCAGGCGTACACTCCCCCGCATGGCACGCCCCCGCAACAGCTCCCTCCCCGACGAGGGCGGGCAGCCCTCCCGCATCAGCGAAGTCGTCCGCTACCGGGAAGCCACCGACGCCGACGGCGTGACCAACATGGTCCCCTTCACCCTCGGCGAACAGATAGTCGAACGGGTCCGCACCGGCCTCGACCTCACCGACGCCGCCGCCTCCGCCAACATCACCAAGCAGACCATCTGGAACTGGCGCCGAAGGGGAGCCCTCAACCGGGCCCTCCTCGCCCAAGGCAAACCCCTCGCCACCGACGACGGAGACGCCTACGTCAAGTTCGTTGATGCACTGGAAAGAGCCGAAGCCGAGGCAGAGCTCGTCCGCCTCGCCATCATCCAGAGGGCCGCCGAAGGGGGCTTCAAGACAACCCGGGAGACGATCAAGTACGACGCCGCCGGGGACGTCCTGGAGCGCACCGTCGTGACGGAGGTCAGCCTGCCGCAGTGGACGGCAGCCGCCTGGTATCTGGAGCGCCGCCACGCCCGCAAGTACGGCCGCAAGAGCCAGCTCGCCGCCGAGGCGCTGTCGGGCCTCCTCCACGCCCACGACGACGGAGACGACGAGGCGCTGCGCACGGAGGCGCTGATCGCCATGGCCCAGGAGTTCGGCACGTAGGCTCCCCGCTCATGGCAGCCCGGGCGCCCAACCGAGACGCCCAGGCCGCCGAGCTGTTGGCGGTCATCCACGGCATGAAGCCCGCCCGCCGGGCCCTGTTCCTCAGCGCCCTCCCCGTGGAGGACAAGGCGCTGGTGGAGCGGGCCTACGCCCTCCACCAGCAGACAGGCTGGCGGGCCCACCCGGCCGCCATGTGGGCTCACCTCGACGGCCGGGAGCTCTGGCCGTACGTGGTGCTCCTGTCCGAGACGTTCGCCCGGGCGCTCATGGGCCTCGGCCCCACCAAGGTGATCGAGAACCTGCCCAGCCAGATGGGTAAGACGACGGGCCTGATGGACGACGCCCTCTGGGCGCTCGACTTCGACCCTCGCCTCCGGGTCATGTACGTCACCTACGACGTCAACAAGGCGGAGGAGCTCGGGGGCGACTGCCGTGACCTCGCCGAGGTCCACAGCGCCGACCTCCGCTTCCGCCTCCGCAAGGACCGGAGCGCCAAGGGCCAGTGGAAAACGGACCAGGGCGGAGGCATGTACTGCACCGGCATCAACGGTGCGATCACCGGCTACCCGGCCGACGTGCTCCTGTTGGACGACCTGTTCAAGGGCTGGGAGACGGCCCACAGCGAGACGCAACGTGAGCACGCCTGGGCCATCTACCGCTCGCAGTGCCGCCTCCGCATCCAGGGGCCACACTGCCCGGTCATCAACGCCGGTACCCGCTGGCACCGGGACGACATCACAGGGAAGCTCCTCGACGCCGCTCTCGCCGACCCGGCCGCCGACCAGTGGCACCACATCCGTCTCCCCGCCATCGCAGAGGCCCCCGACCCGCTGAACGTGGACCCGTCGTTGCGCACCCCCGACCCGCTCGGCCGGGCCCCCGGAGAGCTCCTGGAGGCCCGACGCTTCCCCGAGGAGGAGGTCAAGGCCCGCCAGGTGGTGCTCGGCTCGTACCTGTGGGCTGCGATGGAGCAGCAGCGGCCCGCCCCCGAAGAGGGCAACATCGTCAAGCGGGCCTGGTTCCGACTGGAGGCACAGCTCCCCCCGCACGCAGACGAGTGGATCAGCAGCTGGGACTTGAAGCTGAAGGACAAGGAGGAGGGCGACTTCGTGGTCGGGCAAGTGTGGGCCCGCACGGGGGGCGACATGTGGCTGTGCGACCAGCTGCGAGGCAAGTGGGGCCAGGAAAAGACGATCCTCGCCATCGCCCTCCTCCAGGTCCGCTGGCCGCAGGTGAACGCCCACCACGTGGAGTGGGCTGGCAACGCCCCCGAGGTCATGAAGGCCCTCCGCCAGGCCGCCCCCGCCTACGTGGTGTCCGACGACGACGCCGACGAGCTCGGCATGACCCAGACGGAGCGAGCTCTCGTGCAGGAGCTCCGCCGGCACGGCCTCCCCGGCCTGTTGGGGAACCCGGTCAAGGGCGACAAGGCGGTGCGCCTCCGAGCGCAGGTGCCGTACATCGAAGCGGGCAACGTCCACGTGCTCGAGACGGCCTCGTGGCTGCCCGGGTACCTGGACGAGATGGCCGCCTTCCCGAACGGGTCGCACGCCGATCAGGTGGATGCGACGAGCCAGGCGCTGCTGAAGCTCGCCAAGGGCCCGGCCACTGCGGGCCCGCCTCCGGCAGGGCCGTTGCCCAACCGGCCGCACACGGGCCCTGGGTTGGCCGCTGCGCCCTCGTTGCGTGGGGGTGGGGCGTTGGGCAGCCCGGCCCGTAGCGGCCCCAGGAGGGTCAGGTAGCCACGCTGATGACGGCCCACAGGAGGGCCGAGAGGATCAGCCACCCTCCGGCCACGATGGCGATGACGATCGCCCACGCCCGGAAGTGGTTCCGCCAGGGGATGGGCGGCCCCGTGTCGGCCACCCTCCGGCCGCCGACCTCGTAGATGCCCGGGTTGCGAGGCGCCCCGGCCCTTGGCTGAGGCTCGACCTTGGGCTCACCCCAGCCCATCAGCGACAGCTCCGGCACCCGGTCCGGTCCTGCACCGCCGTGTAGGCGCCCTCCGCCGTGGTGATGCGCCACGTCCTGTTCCCCACCTTCGAGACGGACAGGACGCCCTCGACCTCCTCGTTGACGGTGCCGTCTGCGGACCGGAGCGCCAGCTTGCCTCCACGAGTGAGGAGCTGGACCTTGCCCCAGGACCGTTGCGGCCCGCCGTTCAACGGGTCGAACGTGACGGATGATGCCCTGAAAGCAGCGGTGGCGGCCATGGCCAGCCACGCTACCCCGGGGAGCTCTCCCGGGCCGGGTTGGTCAGGCCGGGTCGCCGACCCGCCGGATCGTGATGAAGCACAGCATCGTGTGCGGCGTGCGATTCTCCATGAACAGGGTGCCGTCGCCGTTGACCGTCTGGTGCTTCCCGTCGCCGACGCAGTTGATCGCCGTCTCCGTCCGCCCGACCTTGGCGTCGATGGAGATGCCGACCGACACCTTGGGTGTGGGCGCCTGGCGTGGAGCGGCAGCCACGACGTTCACCCAGAGGCCGACCGGCCAGACTGCGATGCAGGCGACGAGCAGGACACGGCGCATCAGGCGAGGGCGAGCTCGTGCTGCCCGGCCCGGTCCCAGCACCAGCCGAGGTCGATGACCCAACCGGCGCCCTCGCTCAGGTGCGGAGTGTCGCCGAGCTCTCGCCGGGCGCCAGCCGGGTCGGGCGTGACCACCAGCACCCCAGCCCACGGGCCCGGAAGCTCCATCGCCCACTCCGCCATCGAGGCGAGCGTGGAGTAGTCCGCCCCGAGCCGGAACAGGCAGCCCCACAGCGCCGTGACGGCCACGTGCCGAGGGTGCCACTCTCGGGAGACACCAGAGCCGGGGCGTGCGGGGACGTCCGGGTAGAGGCCCATGCGGTGCCAGTAGTCCAGCTGCCGGTAGGTGACGCCCGCCTGGCGGCAGACGTCTGCTGATGTCAACACGGGCTCACCTCCTCGTCCACGGCGCACACCTTCGAGCGTATCCACAGCCTGGGGACTGCGCTGGTGATACCCCGACGAACGTTCGGTAAACGGGCAGGCTCCGCCGGGTAGACGCCGGGGGCTAACCCGGGTTAGTCTGGAGGGACCACAGAGCCCCAGGAGGCCGCAATGACGATCGCCGAGTACCCCGAGAACAGCCTGCAGACGCTGATCGACCTGTACGCCGAGGTCTACGGCCTCACCGACCCGTGCCACATCATGGACTCCCTCCACGCCGCCGGGATGCTCAACGAGGCCGGGCTGTTCGAGGACACGGTCCGGGTCGCCACCGGCAAGGGTCGCCCGGTCGCCCTCCCGCTCGACGGGCGTGAGGTGCCCCGCCGGGAGCGCCAGGTCAAGTCCACCGTCGCCCACAGCGGCAAGGTCCACGAGGGCCCGGCCCGCCGTCAGGGCTCCCAGTGGGGCACCAAGGCCGCCACCCCGGCCCCCAAGCCCGAGACGCCCACGGTCACCACGGTCACCTACCGCAAGCACCAGGACGTCTGGGCGCTCCAGGTGACGGGCCCCGTCCCCGCCGAGGGCACCGAGGTCACGGTCGCCAAGCGTGACGGCACCACCAAGGTCGAGACGGCCGGAGCTGTCCTCGCCCGCTTCGCCGAGGCCACCATCGTCGCCATCGCCAAGACGGCTCGCAGCACCGGCACCCCGGCCGCCCCGACCGTCCCCGCAGGCCACTACGCCACCCCTTCCCGGACCGGCAACAACGACCTGGACTTCTGGGCCGTAGACGTCCCGACCGACGGCAAGTGGGCCGGGTACACCTTCGTCAGCCGGGTCATCGGCGGGCACGAGGACACCAGGGTCCGGGGGGCCGAAGCCCGCCAGGCCCTCGACGCCATCGCCGCCTTCGGCCCCCAGGACGCAGCGAAGGCCTACGGACGGGCCATCGGCCGCTGTGGCCGCTGCAACCGGCACCTCACCGACGAGACGAGCCGCACCCTCGGGCTCGGCCCCGAGTGCGCCCAGAAGGGCTGGTGATGTTGGCCCGCCCCCAGACGCACCCCAACCCCCAACGCAACCCCAACGACGGCCCCGGGCGAGAGCTCGGGGCCAAAGGAGACTCCCCATGACCCACGCACGCTGCCTCGTCGTCACGGACGACGGGGACTACGACAGGGCGCTCGCCCCGTTCGACTTTGAAGGCCCGGGGGCCGAGGCCCACTGGGACTGGTACGTGCTCGGGGGCCGCTACACCGAGCGTGCCCTGGTCACGGCCGACGGCACGATGGTCCTGCAATGCCGCCGGGCCGAGTTGAACGTGGAGGCGACCGGCCCCTGCTTCGCTGTCCTCACGAGCTCTGGCGAGTGGCACGAGAACCCCGACGCCTGGGGTGAGGGCCTGCCCGAGGGCAAGACGTGGCCCGAGACGTTCGCCAAGCTCGTGCTCGCCGAGAGCCCCGACGCCATCCTGTCGCTCGTGGACTTCCACTCATGAGCCTGACCCCAACCAAGACTTACACCGACCCGGAGGGCCGCCGCTACCGGGTGGGCGACCGCATCCGTCTCGTGTGCTGCACCGACCCGTACACCCACCTGGAGCCGGGAGCTCTCGGGACCGTCACGGGCGGCCACGTCTCCGCCGTGTTCCCGATGGCGCTCTACGTCCAGTGGGACTCCGGCAGCACGCTGTCGCTGTGCCCCGACGCCGGGGACCGCTGGGAGCCCGAGGCGAGGGTGGTAGACACCGCCGCCACCCCGCCGGTAACCTCCCCGGCCGGAGCCCAGACCTTGCCCCAGTCCACGCTCAGCGCCCCCAGCGCCGACGACGTCGCCCGAGCCTCACGGCTCTGGGATGACGCCCAAGTTCAGGCCCTCGCCCGCCGTGGCGTGGAGGCCGAGCTTGTGGACGGCCGCATCTGTCTGACCCGCCGGGCTGTAGAGCATCTGATGCTCACCCTCCCGGTCCTGCCAGTCGAGTCCGCCGTGGGCGCACGGCAACCGAGCGGCTGAGGTGGCGCCAGGGCGTCTCCGCCCTCTCTCTGATGCTGTGCGCCGGGCTGGCTGCCTGTCAGCCTGGCCCGGCCGTTCTCCGGGAGCTTCCCGGGCACGACGCCGACGGCCCTGACCTCGGGACGGCAGAGGCCATCCTGGCCGCCGTCGCCGAGGCCCAGGCCGCCCCTGTCCTCCGGGAGGAGAGCTCCCAGCCAGAGGCGCAACCTCCGCCGCCTACTGCCACTCCGGCAATCGAGGGGCCCGCTCCGCTTGACCTCCGCTGGATGGCTGACCTCACCCCCCACCAGCTGATCAAGGTCGCCTTCGCCGAGCTCGGCGCCGCCAACGTGGAGAAGGCCCTGTACGTCGCATGCCGTGAGGGCGGCCTCGACAAGGGGCGCAGCATGGTGAACGGCAAGCGGGTGGACCCGTGCGATCCCCGCTACCGGCTGGTGGACAGCCAACCCCCCCGGGGCCCGGCCTGCTCGGCCGACAACCCCACCAGCACCGCCTCAGGCCTGTTCCAGTACCTTCGGGGCTGGGCCGGATGGGGAGGGTACTCGTGGGCCGACATCGTGGGACCGGACTGTCTGACGGACGTGCTGATGACAGTGGCCGTGGTCAGGGGCCCGAGCGGCTGGGGCCCCTGGGAGTAGACGGGTGGCGGCAGGGCTACGCCACCTTCGACCTCGGCCGCCGAGCTCGGGCCGGGGCCGCCAGTCGCAAGATCGACCGTCTCGGCACCCGGGTGGACGGCCTCCTCGACCTGCTGCTGGCGTTGACCATCGGCGCCTGCGTCGGGGAGCTGTTGGCCGTCGCCCTGTTCGTCGCACTGGCGCTGTGGGGATGACACCGGAGGGAGAGCTCGCCACGGACGCCCTGGCCATCGCCCGGCTGACCCGCCTCGTCACCCACGACGTCATCTCCCAGGGCCCACGCCAGGCCGTCATCCGCTGGGCCTACGCCCGAGACGGACGTGCCGGCGACTTGGCCGAGCTCGAGGAGTGGGGCGGCCCGGAGGAGGCTGTGGAGACGGACCGGAACCCGCCCAAGCTCGCTCGGCTGATCACGTGCCCGTGGTGTGCGGGCATGTGGGTCGCCCTCGGGGTGGTGGCGGCGAGACGAGTCGCACCTGGGCTGTGGCGTCCGCTGGCACGAGCTCTCGCCGCTTCGCAGGTCGCCGGGCTGGTGGCGAACCTGTGAGCGGCCCCGAGACGCCCGAGGTGGGCTCGGGGTGGGGGGCGCTCAACCAGGCCGCCCTTGACCGCATGGCCGCCGTCCGAGGGTGGCTGGACGAGTGCCTGTTCGGGGCTCGCACCCCGACGCCGGGGGAGCTGTCCCGCTGTGCAGGGCAGCTGCTCTACGCCGCCGGGGCTCTGCTGGACGCCTCCGCACTAGGCTCGCCTCCGGGGCCCGACGAGGCCCCAGACGCCAACCCAACGGAGGATGATCATGAGTGATACCGACCCGTTCTGCACGGGGCAGTACAGCTACTACGCCAACGCCAAGCTGCAGCCGGGCGCCGACATCGCCGGGCTGTTCCCGGCCGCCGCCGACGGCACGCCGTGGCCGGGCCGGGACACGGGCGAGACGCAGTGGGGCACCCTGTACCGCAACGCCGTGGAGGGCTTGTGGCTGCCGGTCTACATCCCCGAGGGATGCGACGGGTACGTGGCGGCAGTCGATCCGGTCACGGGCGACAAGCTCCCGAGCGTGGTGCTGTACGCCAACACGAACCACAGCGCCGTCGCCAACCGGCTCTCCCCGCACGGGGAGGCGCACAGCTCCCCCGAGGTCGATGCGGCACGCTTCGAGGAGGCGTGTGCGATCGGCCTGGAGTCGTGCACCTACACCTCCGGCTCGCCGTACGTGAAGGAGCTCGGGTGAGCACCTACCCGCACGTCTCGCTTGGCGACGCCTACGACGAGCGCCAGGACGCCCGCCAGCAGGCCCCCGAGTACCGGGAGCACCGGGGCGTCTCCCCCGAGGCCCAGGAGCCATCGGTGCACCAACAGCTCCGCCGCCTCGGCGACCTCGTGGACGAGGCCGAGAAGGGCATGGTGGGCCTCCTCGACGCCCGGGCCGGGCTGGAGAGTCGCATCGGCCCCGTCCTCAGCCAGGTCGAGCCGATCAACGGCACCGGCATGATCGGCACCCGGGTCGCCACCGTGGGGCCCCGATGCGGCCTCGCCGCCGAGATAGACCGGCAGTGCCTCAGGCTGGAGAGTCTGATCCAGGGCATGGACGTGGAGCAGCTACAGCTCCGGGGGCTCGCCCAGCGGGTAGAGGTCTGACAGTGGCTACGGTGGGGGCTCGTGGCCGGGCCCTCACCGTTGCTCGTCCGACACGACGTGCCTGGGGCCCCGGGTCAACCCCTGGGCCGCCTCCACTCCACCCGAGCTCTCGACGCCTCATGCTGGTGCAGCCCGTGCTGGGAGGGCATCTGGGTCGTGCACCACGAGACGTGCCCGGGCTGTCGTGGCTACGGCCTCCACGAGGAGCGTGGCCTTGTGTTCGACAAGCCGTGCCGGGAGTGCCGGGGGGTAGGGTTCTTCCCATGCGCCTCGCCCAAGGGTTCGCCTTCCTCGCCGCCGTCGTCGGTTACCTCGTGCTGTACCGGGCCCGAGCCCGAACGGGCAGGTAGCGGGGCGTAGACGCCCGGGGCTAACCCGTGTTAGCCTGAGGTCATGACACCTCAGCCCACAGCGGCCCCCGCCTGGTACGCCGCCGAGTTCCGCACGTTCGCCGTCCGCATCGGCCGCAACCACCGCCACTACCTGTCGGTCAAGCAACTGGTCGAGAACCTGGGCGGCCACCGCTCGCCCGGCTCTGGCGGCTACTTCACGGTCACCTGCCACCCCGGCCACGTTGGCACCTTCGAGGCTTGCGGCGCCCGGGTCACCGAGGCCGCCCGATGACTACGCACCTGCTCCCGCACGACGAGGCCCGAGAGGCCCGCATCGCCGCCCGTGTCGCCGCCCGAGCCGACCGGCCCACCCCCACCGGCCCCCGCACAGCTCCGTCCTGGCGGGCCATGCTGACCCTGGTCCGCACGCACGCCGGGCTCAACCCCCTCAACGCCTTCGCCCTCAGCGACAAGGCGTTCGCCGAGGCGCTGTGGACCGCTGGCGTCGGCCCCGAGCAGTGGAACACCATCGGCTACCTCGACCAGCAGGCCGCCATCGACGCCGAGTGCGAGACGGTCGCAGACGCCCTGATCGCAGCCGGGTACCGCATCACGCAGGGCCCCCGGGGCGGGCTCCGCTTCGAGCGCCGTGGCTGACGGGCTGCCCGGCCGCCCACGAGCTCTCCCCAACCCGCTCCCCCCGTCTCGCAACGACTGGTGGAAGGCCGGGGCCTGTGCGAACCACCGGCACCCGGAGTGGTTTACGGGCCCGTGCCACAACCCGGGCGGCCAGGGAGGCCGGGGCCCCCTCACCCGCAACGCCAACATGGCCCTCGTGGTTTGCGCCGCCTGCACGCAGCGCCGCCCGTGCCTCGCCGAGGCGCTGGAGTTCACCGAGCAGGTGGGCGTCTGGGGCGGCCTGACCGACCAGGAGCGCCGCCTGTACGAGCACGAGCGGGCCGTCATCCTCCGGGAGCGCTTCGGCTCTGCGTAAGATGCCGCCCGGTGGCACGGACCCGGGGGAAGCAGCAGCGTGACTTCGGCATCGTCGCCGCCGCTCAACGCATCAACCTCGCCGACAGGGCCGCCGCCCATAGGGCCGCCGCCGTCGCCCAACCCTGGCAGGCGGAGGCGTGGGAGGCGTATAACGAGGTCCCCGAGATCGGCGAGAGCCTGACCTACCGGGGCGACCTGATGGCGCAGCTGATCCTGTTCCCCGCTGTGGCCGACCCGGAGAACCCGGATGGCGACCCCATCCCCCTCGCCGACGAGAAGGTGGCCTGCCCCCCCGCCGTGCTCGAAGCGGCCACGGCAGAGCTCGCCCGTCTCCGCACGTGGGCTGGCGGCCAGGCCGAGATTCTGCGCCTCTACGAGATCAACATGCAGGTCGCCGGGGAGCTGTACCTGGTCGGCTACGCCCCCGACGGAGACGAGCCCGAGGAGTACTGGGCGGTCGCCTCGACGCAGGAGGTGAAGGAGCAGGACGGGGAGTACACGGTCCTGGCGAAGCCGGGCGACACCGAGGGCCGCAAGCTGACCGCCAACGACTACATCGAACGGTACTGGACCCGTCACCCGCAGTGGGCCGCTCTCCCCGACAGCCCGCTCCGCCGCCTCCGCACCGACACTCGGGCCGCCATCACCCTCAACGAGCAGGTGATCACCGAGGCGCTGTCGACGCTGCCAGCGGGCATGCTCCTCATCCCCAACGAGATTCAGTTCGAGTGGCCCGCCGGGTACACGCCGTCCGACAAGGACGCCGAGCGGAACCCGTTCGACGTCATGCTCGAGATGGCGATTCAGGACGGCATGGTGCCGGGGAGCTTCGCCAGCCAGTACCCGCTGACCGTCCACGGCGCCGCCGAGTTCTTGAAGGAGATCAGACGGGTCAGCCTCGCCCGTGAGGCCGACACCACCACGGAGGCCCGTCTCGCCGCCCGAGTGGACCGCATCGCCCGGGGCCTGCCGCTGCCTGTGGAGAAGGTCATGGGCCACCAGCAGACCACGTTCGCCAACGCCAAGCAGGTCGATCAGGACACCTTCGACGACTACCTGCGCCCGTCGGCCGTGTCGATGGTGACGGCCATCACCTACTGCTTCTACCAGCCGCACCTGATCGAGAACCCGGCCATCCCGGAGGACTGGCAGAAGCGCATCGTGGCGTGGTTCAACCCGTCTGCCCTGATCGCCGACCCGGACCCGGAGGAGAGCGCCGACTTCGGCGTGACCGAGGGCCTCGTGAAGGCGGCCAGCTGGCGAGCGAAGCGTGGCTGGACGGAGGAGGACGCCCCCGAC